ACACGTTGTCAGCGATCCATGATTCTGCACCAGCTAATTCACGCGCTAACACTTCAGAACCAGCAACTTTAGCCTTATTCGCTAACATTGCAGTTTCTTGATCGCGCTTAAGCTCTTTAGCCATTTTCATGACTTGGTATTCCATCTCATCGCCACGGCCAGCACTTTGTACATCGCGTTGAGTACGTGATACCTGTGGTGTTTTAGATGAAATTTGCGTGTAGTTACCCAAACGCACAGTAGGTGTTGATACTGTAGTTGTTGAGTCTGCGCCCTCAATCTGAGCGTTGTTTGAAGCAGAGGCCAAGCTATCTGTTTGCCACTCATGGTTGGTTGCTGTTGCTGTGTTTTTAGAGATACCACTTACAAAAGGTGTATCCATAGGGCTAATATCATAAATCATATCAGCAAGATCTTCGCGGTTACCAATCGCATCATAGGTAGAAAATACGTCAGCCATGTTAGGCTCCTTTATTTATTTAGTTGTCGTTGTAGTTGTCGATGTTTAATAATGTCGTCAGTGTTACCTTTTCCTGACTTAATTTTTTTACTTAGAGCTTCTATCTCTGATATTGCCGAGTTTTTAGTAACAGCTCTAGGTTTTGTACTTACCGGTGCTCTACGCACTTTCTTTTCAATGGCGGCATTACTCTTACTTACAGATTGATACCTTGCAGCATCTAACATAATTTCATAATGCTTCGCCTCGAAAGTGGCTAACTCTTCTTGACCTATTCCGCGTGTTTCTGCGTATTTAGTCATAAGGTTAGTATCATCAGTAAACTTTTGTGATTGCTTGCCGTTTTCCATCCATTCAGGGTGGTTAGCGAACAAATCAGCGCTTACTTTAGCCATATCTACACGATTAGTAGGTAACTCGGCTTTAGACTCAGCCAATAGCTTTTTACGGTTACTCATCTTTTCAGTGTGTTCTATGTACTTTTCCGGTTCGTACTCTCGCCACTCTGCCAGAGTCTCTGCGCTTGGCGTATCTTCTTCAATAATGGCGTTAAGTTGTGCCAATTTACTATTGAGTTCAGATTGCTTTGCGTTAAACTCCTCTTGTTGAGCATCAAAAGCTTTACGGCTTTCTGATAGCTCTTGCGTCTTGCGAGTGTAATCAGATTGTCTTAAGTGGCCTTGCTCCCATTCTGCAATGTCTTTAAGATTTATTTCACGCCCTTGGTATTCAACGTAAAGTTCTTCAGTTTCATCACTTTCCTGAGATTGTGCAACTTCTTCTGTTTCTGACTCTTCAGCTTCCTCTGCAATTTCTTCATTGACTTGCGCCTCTGGTTCTACTGCTTCGGTTACTGGTGTATCTTCCGACACATTAACGACTTCTGTATTTTCTGGTTGCTCAACTGGTGAGTCCGTATTTTTAGAGTCGATTCTTGCTTTTACTGCATCGCTTTCGCTAATGCTTGGTTGAAATTGGAACATGATGTGAGTCCTATAGGTTATTCACGGTTAATTAAATTCTTACTAAGTTTCTAGCTTTCTCTAACAATGTTAAAGTCTCTTGTGCCTTACTACCTTGTTTTACTATGCTTTCAAATTTACCTTGAAATTGTTTTAACAACTGCATTCTTTGCCAAAGCTCATGACGCTGCTTTTCATCAGCAAACTTTGAATCACTAAACTGTTCAAACATTGCCGCTTGCATTGCTGTTATAGCTTCCACATAAAGAGGGTTAGCGATTAACTCTTCTGCTCTATGTGCTCGGCTAATATCTGCTATAGCTTCGTTTGTTTCTTGTTGTGGTGTTTTACTCATTGTAACGCGCTACCTTATTTGTTTCTAGTTTACGGGTCTTATCATTGATTCTGATATGGTAAAGTCTTTGTTTTTACCTTTATTTTCTACAAAGCCGAACCGCTTGTAAAACTCTTTTAATCTAGCCTTGTTGCCACCAAAATCACTTGATGGCGTAAGCCCTATTGATTTGCCTTTTCTGTCAGCATCAGCAATAAGATCAGACATAAACTCAGTGCCTTTTCCTGAACCTCTCATCTCATCAGGAACAACTATTTTATCTAGTACAATATTATCAGCCGTTTCACTTATCCCTATTTTAAAGTCAGGGAATTTAGCTCTTAATGTTTTCTTAGCTAAATCACCAGCAATAGGAATAGCACCTAAGCCAGCCATAGCCATTCCAAATTTATCACCCTCAGCAACTGCTCGCCCGAATTCATCACCAGCAGTAGCGTCACCAACACCAGGTAAAAACTCACCCAATGCCGTTACATTCTTCCCTATTTGCTGTGCGCCGTAGTTATCAGAGATTAAGCCTGTACTCTTTAAGCCTTCAGCAATGCCGCCGCCTAATCTTTCAGTAAGTGTAGGCTCGTAAGGTGAAGCCGTTACTGGTGCTGGTGCTAATAAATCTGATTGCCCTTGCATAGCTCGTTGAGAATATTTATTACGTAGAAAGCTTCTAATGTCAGCAATAGGCATATCATCAGGGAATTGAGCCTTACCAACTCCTTTAACGTTTACAATCATACAAAGTCACCAACAGCAGGATCAAATACTAGTATGTTATCTTGCATCTCTGCGTTAAGATCTTGCCCCGCCTTCATTTCTAGTTCAGTTAATTTAAGCGCTAAATCTTCATTTGCTTTTTTGTTGTCACTAGCTAGCTTAGCCTTGAACTGCTCATTATCAGATTGTAATTGAGCAACCTTTATTTGTGCGTCACTTTGCGCCTTAACTAAGAACGCTTCTTGCTTGATTTGCTCTGCTTCAGCTAAAGGGTTTTGCATTTGCTGTATTTGCTCTTGCATCTGTAAAACCATGTTATTCAGGGTTTCATTTTGAGCTTTAAGTAAATCGTCTGGTTCTTCAGGGTTATTAAATAAATCTTCATTTTGGTTTATGCCGATACCGTCAAGTAATCCAGTGAGGTTTTTATAAATACCAACCTCATCAGTAAGTGCAGAGCCAGAAGCTTTTAACTGCTGCTGTATTTGATAAATACCTTGACGAGCCGCTACCAGCTTTTCATTGTCGCCAGCACCTAGCCCTACATTACTTTCCACATGGTGATTGTACTTCCATGATTTAGGGTTAACAGTAAGGGCTTTTCCTAATACTCTAAATTCTGCTTCAGTGTCTTGGTATCGAGAAACTAGCCATGCGATACCTTCAAATAGCTTGCGAAAGCCTGTCTCTGCATAGTTACGCGCTATTAACTCAATCTTAGCTGTACCAGCTTCTTGAACGCCGTTAAATCTTGTTGCTGTTTCTTTTTCTAGCGCATCAGCATCCAAACCCTGAGAAGCCAATAATGTGCCGCTAGTTTGCGCCCTTGCTTGGTCTACATACTGGATAACTTGTAGTGTACGGTCGCCAATATAAGGAATCTGCAAAGGAAATACCGCTTGTTGTGGTAAAACCTGAGAATCCTCATCAAGCCTTACAATGCCGTTTGTGCGAACTGTTAGCATATCGTCTAAATCAACATCATTATGTACAACATTGCGCGGATTGTTCACCATGTAAATGTTGTCATTCATGCCGCGCACTAAGGCTGTTTTTTGTAGCTGTGTTTGGTATGTCACTTCCGCCCGACTGCGACCGATAGCTTTGTGGGGCATTAAAATAGCTGATAGTGAGGCATAAGGAATATGATTGAAGTACTCGTTAATTAAAACCTTGTTACCTGACGTCATAATATGCCGGCGCTCTGCGATACCATCACCATCAAAATCAACTTTAATATATAAGTCTGAAATCTCGACGTATTCGCTAGCCCATTGTGAGACGCTAGCCTCTCTGTATTCGCCGCCTTGGTCTTGGTTACGAATAGCATTAATGTTAGTTTCTTTGATTGCTTTGTCGGTAACAGTAGGCAAGCTTGATATTAAGTCCTTATCGAAGCCATCAGCTAATAGCTCTGAGCGAGTCTTGCGAACTCTATCACCAACCATTTCGGCAGTTTCTAAACTCTCAGCGTTACGAGTAATAAGGAATGACTCTGGCGGGATGTTAATAATACAGGGTTTTTTAGTTTCTCTTGTTACCCTGAATTTAATATCAAAAGTTTGCTCTGCTTCGTTTTCTTCCTGCTCTATAACATCAACCTTTACGCGATCGACTTTAGAGCCAATCAAGCTATCTCTTATTTCTGATAGCTCTTGCATGTCGACGCCGGTGTATTCAACAACTTCAACGTCTTTCTGCTCGTCAATAAAATATTTAACCACACCGTTTTTATGAATCTCTGCATCCTTCAACCAGTTGTGCATAGTGTGGAAGCTTTCTGGTTGGTTTCTGACAATCCAGTTAATATACTTGGTCTTTTCTTCTGCTTCTGCTATTTCTGCTTCGTTATCCGTATTTGGTTGGAATGTAATTATATCGCCAGAGCCAAGAAACACACGAGCCAATGAGGGCATATCGGCCTCCACTACATCAGCAATATCTGTAGACACTACGCTTGATTGATTCGGTACGGCTGCAAAGTCGCCCGTTTTGTCACCAAAATAAGCCTCAAGATACCTTGTGTTTTCTCGCATCAAATCACCGCTAAATATAGCGGCCTGCCTTTGCGCTTCACTAACTAAACTTAATAGTTCGTGTTCTTTCATTTTTGCCATCAGTGAGCCTTTAGAATTGTTTTGCTTATTTTACCATTGTTTAACTGTAAATCATAATAGCCTTTACTATGGCTTCATTTAGTGTCAGTATAGCGTCAATTGATGTCAAATACAGGGGTTTGTATGAATAAAGCAACACAGAAAATAAAGTCGAAGGGTTATAGTTTGTCAGAGTTTTTATCAGTCGCAGGAATTAGCCTTAGCTCTTACCGTAGGTATGAAAAGGCCGATAATAAATACCATTCGTTTTTAAATCAATTAATATCTGACTTGGAGAGCAAGAATGCTAATAAATTTCAACAACTAGAAGGTATGTGCAACGGGCTTGAGGATAAATTAAATGATTGAATATATAGTAATCAGTTACGCGGCGATGTTCTTAATGGGCATTCGCTCAATAATGTTCGATAGCCTTGATTTGCGAGAGGTGGCATTAACTATTTTAATCACGGCCTTTGCTCCACTGGTGTTCTGGTGGTTTTTGGCTGTTTGGGCTAAAACATTGTGGAGGTTAGTTTGAAGAAGCTTAGAAACTTTAAATGTTCTGAGACTGGCGTTGTATTCGAAAGAATAGTAGAGGACGATCAGTTAATAGTAGAGTGTAAGTGCAAAGGGTTAGCAAATAGAAGCTTAAGCGCCCCTAGATGCTTTCAAAATACAGTAGGTAGAAGTCCTGGAGCACGCTAAACCACGTTAGACTTTCCGTAGTTTAATTTTTTTCTAGTCTTATCTGTTCTTACTGGCTCGGCAAACGTTAAAGCGGCTGCATCCCCATAATCAGGGCTAAAGCCGTACTTTTCTTTTATCTTCTCCTTGCGCCATAATACTTTACGATCTTTATTGTCATAACTGTAAGGGCTTGCGCATAAATCAGCTTGCATCTCATCATCATCAGGTATCATTACGGGCAATGACTCATCAACTAACCACGTTGACAGCTCTTGCCATATCTCGTTACGCT